TACGGGGAGACATTCTTTTCCTACTGTCTCATACCCAGTAATCTTTTTATTACCCTCTAGGATTTTTCCTACAGGGTTTTTTAATTCTTGTGCTATACTTGGACACTCTGCTATTGCAGTATCGGTTCTAGGTGCTGGTGGTGCCTCAGGAGTTGGTGGAGTATCCTTTTCTGTTTCGGGAGATTTGATAGGTGGAGGTGGTGGAGATGTTGTTGTTACTTCTAATTTACGTGGATCATAATCTATTGGATTGTAACTAGGTGTTCCTGCATCACAGAATACCTGAACACCGTCTTCATCTTCTTCTTTGAGTGTTTGATTCTCACTACTATCTCTATGAGACTCAACACATCCAGGTATATTAACAATAGGAACACCCACCTGTGTAGTCACGGGTGGGTAAATTGGCATCGCTGCTGAGGGAGTTTTTAACCAGTCAGGTGTATCATTAATAATTAAATTACTAACTTGATTAATTCCAATATCAATATTATCTAACCGAATCTCTGGTATCATTGGTCTTTAAAATATTTTTCAATAACCTCCAGACGTTCTTCCTCTTTTGCAATCGCATCAATCTGATCCTGAATGGCACCAAGCACATCTGGATGCTCACCAATACCCACAGGATTTTTAAGATAAATTTCTATATTCATCTTTGCTTTTTTGATATTCCCAATGGCAAGTGCATTAAGAGCCTCTAATATTTCACGTCTCATAATAAAATTGCTCCAATAACAAATCCTTTTACAAAAGTAAGACAGAGCATTTGATAGTCAGTCAGATTAAGTCTATCTTGAATTCTGACTGACATTCGCTTATCCCATTCCTTTACTTTATTCAACAAGCGTACCATGTTCCCTCCTAATTTTTCTTAACGCATCAAGGTTCATATCCTTGGTGCCACCATCATATGCATGAGCATACCCTTCAGTAATCATCGCTTCATTGAGCGATAAATCCCCATCACCAATATATAACCAGCCAAGAAGACGCCCATACTTTCCGACACCACCAACGAGCTCAGTCCTAATAACAAGATCATCATCACCTGCGATTGCCCCTTCCAATTTTTCTTTAAGCCAATTTGTAGCATCAACACCTAACTCCTTTTCCTCAAGGTTTCTGGTACGTTTTTCTGGTGTATCAACACCAGCAACTCTCACTCTTTCCTTTTTGTAGAGATCAAACCCAAGATCAATTGTGACATCAATAGTATCACCATCAAGTACACGATTAATTTCTACTACCCGGAAGTTGTAACACGACTTCCTGTTGGGGGGAACCATTGTGCCCATACTCGATCTCCTTTGCGTCTACTGCTGTGACAATTCCGATTAATGTAATGGCAGCAGTTATGACGGCACCGGCACCCCATACCCACTTTTCTAATTTACGAATTCTTTCGCGAAGTTCTTCTGATAGTTTTTCAGTATCTTCAATGCGATGTACCAGCAGTGCTATCTGCTGATCCTGATCCGCATCCTTCTGGTTGATTTGATCCGCCATCGTTCAATTCATCAAAAGCCATACGCATTATATAGACGATATAGTACACAGCACCAGCAAGAAGTATAATTAAAGAGATAATTACACTCCAAACTGGATCGGCAACATTATCAAGGGGTCTAAGAATAAGGTTCAACAGTCGCTAATCATAGAGTTAACAGTAGATCCTGCAGCAGATCCGATGTTCTGTCCTAACAATAAGGCCCAACCAGATGCTAACCATCCAACATATGGGATACTTGATACTGCAGGAACAAGTATCCCAGCAGCAACACTAGTTCCTGCCATTGCACCTTGTGACCGTGCTCCAGCGTCCGCCGCGATACACTCTGCGCTTACACCTCCTGTCTTTCCCAGTTCACCTATTTCACCTCCCCCCATGTTACGGGTGCCTTCCATCGTATATTGATCTTGACGATACTCTGATCTAACTTCGGTTTGATTACTACCAAAGAAACCAGACTTAGATTTGTCCAATTCTAATGATCTTTGCGACTCAAGAATAGCAGGATCGTTTGCTTTATATTCAATTGTATATCCATCCTCACCTGCCTCTATCTTATATGAGGAATACGGAGTGCCGCGTGGAATATTAATGGTCGGAACCTGAACTCTATCAGGTTCTCGTCTGACCAAATGTCCCAACACACCGATGTGCGCGATTGCTACTATGCTACCAACACTAATGGCAGTCCACTTGAGGTAAGGTTTCATGGTTACATCTTGTACGAGTCGTTTGATTTGTCTGGTGTCTGAGCAGTTAGAGTAACAGGAGCCTGTTCAATTCTAATTGTTTGAGCAGGTGCAGTTTGTGCTGCCTTCTCAATTAGTTTCTCCATCTGTTCTTTAGTGATGCCACCTCCACCACCATTAGAACCATTTGCTTTTTTACCTGCCTGAACACCAAAAGTAGCTAAAACCCCAGTAAAGACGCTGGCTATGAAAGTCGGATCTAGTTTCTGCTCGGGAATACCGAATGCTGGTGGAAGTTTGATATACGCCAACGTGAGTATTCCCCCAGACCAGACAAGAATACCAAGGCGAACAAAAGTAGACAGAATTGCAATTTGTTCTTCTTTATCATCTGCTGCCTCCTTTAATTTTGCCAGGGGACCTTTCTTTTTAGGTTCTTCCTTCTTTACTTCGTCAGGCATTAGTCACCAACAGAGGCAACTTTATTTAGAGAGAAAACCGTTTTCAACCAACCATTCGCGGGTCATGGGTGTGGGGTCATAATCAGACCACATGGTCCCACGGGCACATGACTCAAGAGCATCTTGGGTCATTCCCTCTGTCTTACCCGCCCATGTTGCTTCTTTCTCCCAGGGTTGAGAAGCAGGTGGATAAGTTCTCTCAACCATTACCTGCCACAACATAGGGACTTCATCTTCAGGTTTGATGATGGCAATCATAGAGTTATTGATAGAACCTGCCATACAATCCTGAGCAGCATGCCATCCTTCATGACGCATAACACTCATCAGAACGCCAGGACGATGCATATATGTTTTATTAAGGAAGAAATTATTACCTACTGTATGATATACCCCACGATGTCCTGCAGGAAAATACTTTTCGTCTGCTAGAAACACCTTAACTCCGACCTGATCAAGGGCAATGAGCATTCTGTGGAACTCGTTAGTAACAACACTAAAATCACTATCGGGATACCTATCAGCAATATCACCGACACTGGATACTTGTTCGACTCCATTCGTGCATTCGCGTAGTAGCATACACCCCATAGAATCCATAGTCTTAAAACCCTTGGTGAGTTGAGGGTCAGCAAGTGCTGGAGCAGACATAGTGGCTGCTGCCAACAAACTCATAATAATTTTTTTCATATCAGAAAGGAAGAGCAGGTCCAGTAGTTGTGGGAAGTGGCAGAGCACCGCCAGTGGCACCAGGAAGTTCTGGCATTGCAGAATCCATCATTCCAGGAAGTTGTCCAGCAATTGCTTCTGCTGCTGCAGATGCAACTTGAGATTTGATGTTCTCAACAATAGAATCTTTATTGAGATATAGTGCAGTACCTCCACCGACGATACCTGCCGTTCCTACAAATGATAGGACTGCTAAAACATTAATTACTTTTTGCATAATAAGCCTCGTAGTATGCAGTAATGCCGTTACAATTTACATTACCTTGGGACACCCAATCGTGGGCACATTCGTATATAGATTGGTTACTATACTTTGATTTTCTTGTATTGTCAAGTTCACTACCATACTTAGTAAGAAGTATGGTAAGTGCTTGTTGACGAACTTTCATTTTCTGTTCGCTGTATCGCCAATCTTTAATCATGTCTGCCAGTGATAGTGGTAGAAATTTCCTCTAGTATCGCACATTGGGTCTTGAGATGCAACTCGATATCTGAGCATGCTCTGACCTTTGAAGTCAGTCCTGTCACCAATGATGCTATATGCCTTCAGAAGATTGTTCTTTCCTTCTTCTGACATAAGTTTATTTACTAGATTGTGATCTGCTACTGGACGCCATTTAGTGAAACCTTCATATTGTCCGGGAGCATATACAACACCAGCAACCGTGTTGGGATAATGTGGAGAATTAACACGGTTAAGGACAGATACTGCTACACAATATCCATCGAAACTTCCCCGGTAGGTTTCAACTTGAATCGTCCTTGCGAGATGATCATAATCGATTGCCGATAAAGCAAGAATAGTCGCGAGCATAAAAATAGGGGACCATGTAACTGTCCCCTTATTATAGAATATTTGGTTGTCTGTGTCAAGAGGGTGACGGTGCATAAAGTGGTTGCATCATCCCCCCGTCTGATCCATCATCATCTTCATCTTTGCTAGCTAAAGCAAGCATAAGGAAGTAAGGTGTGATGATAAAGATCAGAGTTTGTAGTAGTGTCCAATCGTAAGTCATGAGTTTTTTGCTATTGCTGCAATTGGAATCAGCATTAGCACTGCTGCCACTACAAATCCCATCACCAGATACCAGGAATGATTTGTCCTGAAACTGCATAAGATCCCATTGCTGCAACGACTCCGATCATCGCTGCCCAACCGTTAATGCGTTCTGCTTTTTCGTTCATTTTTTTGCTCCAGTGTTTTGTTTGTGATAATAATTTTTATCCCATCGTGAGTGAATTGTAACTCATCGTCTGGGTGCCACAGAAGTTCTTCGTACATATCGTCTAACTTCTGCATGTCCTCGTAGAGTTGATCAGGATTTGGCATATCAAATAATTTTGATTACTGCGTATATATCCCTATGATAACCCAGAAATCCAAAGTTGGAAAGTCTCTTGACTGGAAGGGGTGTTCTCATATGTTGAGGAATCACCATATTCCTTGTGATCTTTGTATCCAATTTGTGCTCCCTTGGTGCGCTGCAGGGCAGGCATGAAAGCGATGAACAGGAACACACTAGGTGCTCCGATAATAAGTGCCCCACCAAAGACGTATCCTGCAAGGAATTCAGCGATGGTGTGGTTGGCAGCCCAAGAGAATTGAGTCTGCGTCAAAAGTTCAATCATTAGGGTTTAGAAGGTTGTTCTAAGAATAGGACAAGAGGACGAGAAATGCAACAGGTCAAAAGAGACCAAAGAAAAGGTTTCCAGTTGTGGCATAAGAAATAATTGCCGCAATAAAACCAATCATCGCAGTGCGACCATTCAGTTTCTCTGCTCTCTCAGCATAGGTTTCATAACCGTAACGTTCTGCTGCAGTCTGATCAATGTACATACGGGGTTCGGTAGCCCACATGTTTGTGCGTCCACCTTCTTCAGTGGTCACGGTGCTTGAGCGTGTTACAGTCATTTACTTTATGTTGCATAACTTTACATATTATATAGTATTTCTAAAGTTTTGTCAACACATATTTTCTTTAGATTTTAATTTGAGGACATATCCTTGCAAGTATCTGGGTTTTCTCTACAGAATTGCCTGACATACCCATGCACATCTAACTCTATGGCACGGTGAGTATGTTCGTGTAGCACTCCTATGAAAATTAAAATACCAACTAACATTAGATTGACGTGGGTAACCGGTGAAAGTAGAATTTTTTTCATTCAGTTTCTGTAAGAGGATTGGGCCAACCAGGAGGACACATGGGAACTTGATATTTGCCATTCATAACAAAGTCAATGAGTTCTTGACTCACCAACATAGGTTTTTGTGGGGTGGAATCATACTTGGAAGGCATATCTAACCACACTTTTCCTGTTTCTTCGTCTGGTGTAATGCTTCTTACACAAAGATCTGGTATTTGATAATCCATAAAAAAAGGGGTGCCGTCGCACCCCCAGTATAACATCTAGATGTTTACGTGTCTATATTGTATATCAGAAGTTGTACTTCAGACCCAACTTACCGCCAAGACCCAGATCATCCTTGTCGTCTGCAGTCAGGAACGACAGCTCACCATATACACCGATAGCATCGGTAACGGGGACGCCAACGCCTGCCTTACCAGAGAACTGGGTCTCAGACTCTTCACCGTCCACAGAAACGATTGCTGGACCAGCCTGGACATAGTATGAAGCAGCACCTGCTTCGCCTTCGTAGCCAACGTGAAGATCCGTGGTCGCTCCAGAGTAATCGTCGCCAACCCAACCAGCATTGGTTTCGACATTTACGTAGGGACCTGCAAGGGCAGCGCCTGCGGATACGGACAGAGCAGCAGTGGCTGCGAATACAGATTTGAACATTTTTTTTACCTTTAGTTACTTGCGGAATGAATACCCGCAGATGAAAGGGGAAATCGACAACTCCCCGTTTGTGTCCTTTTGTTACTTTAATTACTGAAAGACAAAAGGTTAAGTATTTATACTAACAGAGTCTTGAAAATCTGTCAACTTGATCGGTTTTCCGCCTCTTCTGCTGCTCGCTTTGAAGCAGAGTTTTCAGCAATCCGACCAAGGAAAGGATCATAATTCATCCATTCACGAATATCAACTCCAGCACCTTGTTGTTGCCAGTAGTTAGACAGAGCATCATGAGGCCCCTGATGGAACACACCAATGTGCTCTGTGTGAATGGTAGATCCTAGTGTTATGTTATACAAAAACAAGGGAATAGTGTAAGTTTTACCAGTTTCTAAGATTGTATCTTCTGAGACTGCTCTGGGTTTTACACCATTGTCCAGTTTGTACTTATCACCACGAATGTGATGCTTCATCAGTTTAGCAGCATGGTGACGAGAAATCAAGTATACAGCAGCAGAGAAATCATTGATGAATTTCAAGTGCAACTTAACGTGAATATCTCCTGTTGTGATTGCAGTCAATTGAATGCAATCCCAGTCGTAAGGAAGAAGTCCTACAAACTCATGCCAAGCAAAGTTCCAATACTTCACTGTAGAAAAGTCTACATCATCTTCAAGGATCATGCAATACTCGTCATCAGTCTCTTCATAAAAGTATTTGATTGCTTTGAGATGTGACATACAGCATCCCAGTTCTGCTTGACTTACATTATCAGGAATGCGTCCCTTTAAATGTTCTGAGGCATCATCTTCTCTAGCATCATATCCAGAGATACGAGTGTGGTTTTCAACTTCCCAATACTTAAATTGCTCCTCCATGTAGAACCGTCTATCGGAATCAGCATCTAGATTCAGCCAATAGATCGCAGGGAGACCTTTCAGTTTAAATGCGGACTTATTCTTGTCCATTTGACTAAATGCGTGTCCATCCATCGGGTACTACGTCCTTTGTATCGTGATCTTTTGTATATCCATCAGTTCCAAACCATCGCTGAGGGGCAATTACTTTACCAGTATTGGCAAGCCATGCACCCCACCAAGAGAATGAGGAGTTAGCAATAATAAAATCAGAACAGAGTGTCATTAAGCATAGGTCTATTCTATTGTCTTCGTTCTCAGAGATCATGAAATGCTCCCCAGAGAAGAGTTCCTGTTCGTTACACCATACAGGGTCATCAGAGAAGACA